ATGATCCCAGTTGCTAAACCTCAGATTTATACTTAGACACGCCATAGCACATTGTCTAATTGCTTGACAAATGCTACACTTTCTGTCTATGGGTAAATTACTGCAAGCATTTGGCCTAGAATCTAAGCCACAATTAGAAGCTCAGTCAGCACCACAAGTCCTTGGCGAGTATTCACCTTATGCAATGCCCTTTCAAAGTGCTTATATCACTAGAACAGAAGCAATGTCTGTCCCAGCACTTATGCGTTGTCGCAATCTACTTGCTGGCACTATCGGAGCAATTCCTTTAGAGCTTTACAAAAAATCTACCAATGAAGAACTTGGCTCACCCGCATGGTTAGAGCAGCCTTCATATTCACAGCCTCGATCTGTAACGATTGCATGGACTGTTGATTCATTGCTTCTTTATGGTCAAGCATTTTGGAAAGTCGTTGAGGTTTATCAAGAAGATGGTCGTCCATCTCGTTTTGAGTGGATCGCTAACAATCGCGTAACTATTACACTCGATAGCACTAATACCTTTGTACGATCTTATGCAGTCGATGGCATTACATTACCAATGGACGGCTTGGGATCTCTTGTTACATTCCAATCGTTGAATGATGGAATCCTTACTACTGGCGTTTCAACAATTCGCGCAGCTATTGATGTCCAGAAGGCAGCCGCTATTGCGGCAGCTACACCAATGGCAACTGGATACATTAAAAATACTGGAGCAGATCTAGATCCTAAAGAAGTTTCTGGACTTCTAGCTGCATGGCGCACTGCTCGCAATAATCGCAGCACTGCTTACCTAACAAGCACACTTGAATATAACCCAGTGTCATTTTCACCTAAAGACATGATGTATTCAGAAGCAATCTTTAATCTTGCTACGGATATTGCTCGTCTATGCAATGTTCCTGCTTATTATGTTTCAGCAGACCAAAATAACTCAATGACTTATGCCAATGTGCAAGATGAGCGCAAGCAATTCTTGACACTATCTTTACAGCCATTCATTTCAGCGATTGAAGATCGTCTGTCAATGGATGACATTACTGCTCGTGGAAATGTTGTGAAGTTTGATATTGACAGCAACTTCCTACGCACTGATCCACTTCAAGAACTAGCAGTAATTGAAAAACTTTTGACATTGAATCTAATTACCACAGAACAAGCAATGGCAATGACAGATCTAACACCTAATGGAAGCCAAGGTATGCAATGAACCAAGTAATTACCTTCTCAGCTGAACTCACAGCCGACTCAGCAAGTCGCACAGTCTCAGGAAAAATTGTGCCTCTCAATGTAGAAGCAGGATCGACCAATATGGGCAAAGTAATTTTCGAATCGGGATCTATTTCAATTCCAGATCCTAAAGCAATCAAACTTTTAAGTCAGCACGATACAAAGAAGCCTTTAGGTCGTATGGTCTCATTTAGCGAATCAGAAGATGCAATTCATGCAGTATTTTCAGTGAGTCGATCACAGCGCGGCACTGAAGCACTTATTCTTGCAGAAGAAGGATTGCAATCAGGTCTAAGCATCGGAGCAGAAGTTTTGAAGTCAAAGATCAAGGATGGCGTGACTTATGTGTCCGCTGCTCGTTTGGTCGAAACAAGTTTAGTAACGGAGCCAGCATTTAAGTCAGCTCAGGTTACTGATATTGCAGCGGAAGAATCTGCTGTAGAAGAATCAAACCAACCAACAGAAAGCGAGACAGCAACCGTGGAAGAAACCACTCCAGCAGTCGAAGCAACACCAGTTGAAGCACCAGCGGTTGAAGCTGCTCGCCCAACTGTTTCAGCAGCATACTTTACAAAGCCACGCATCGAATTGACAGCAGCTAAGTATGCAGAAAACACAATCCGCGCAGCACTAGGTGACGAAGATGCTCGCCAGTACCTACGCGCAGCAGATGACACATCAGACAACGCTGGTCTAGTACCAACACGCCAACTGTCAGAAATCATCAACCCACTTGGCACAACAATCCGTCCTTCAATCGAAGCAATCTCTCGTGGAGTATTGCCAGATGCAGGTATGACATTTGAGATCCCAAAGATCACAGCAATGCCTACAGTTGCAGTTACAGCGGAAAACGCAGCGTTCTCTGACACAGATCAGAACTCAGCGTATCTATCAGTAGATGTAAAGAAGTATGCAGGACAGCAGACATTCTCTGTTGAATTGCTTGATCGTACATCTCCAGCATTCTTCGATGAGCTAGTACGCAACATGGGCGCAGCTTACGCAAAGGCAACAGATGCAGCAGTAAACGCAGCAATCATCACTGGAGCATCACTAGATGCAACAACAACAGTTACATACCCAACAGCATCAGAACTCCTTGGAGTAGTTGCTCGCGGTGCAGCTTCTGTTTACAATGCAACACTTGGATTACCAAACCCATTTGCTCGCAACATGATCGTAAACACAGCACAGTGGTCAAACATCATGACACTTAATGATTCTGGTCGTCCTATTTACACAGCTTCACAGCCACAAAATGCTGGTGGACTTGTAACACCTACAGCATTGCAAGGCAATGTCGCAGGTCTAAACCTATTTGTGACACCAAATACTGCTTCAGGTACAGATACAGACGGATCAATCTTGATCGTCAACCCAGATGCATACACATGGTACGAGTCACCAAATTATCGCTTGCGCGCTGAGTCAACAGCAGCAGGAAGCATAACAATCGGCTACTATGGCTTTGGCGCAATCGCGACTAAGGTCGGAGCAGGTGCGTTCAAGAATAACAAGGCGTAATTCGCCACACTAAGTCGCTCTAGGGGGTCAGTAGCCCTCTGATCCCCTAGAGTCTTTAGAAAGGAATGGGAATGGCACTAACAACAGTTTCAGAACTCCGCAGCACTCTCGGAGTCGGTACTTTGTATACTGATGCCGTCCTTCAAGAAGTATGTGACGCATCTGATGCAGTCCTGCTTCCAATGCTCTGGAACAACTACACATTTAATGTGGCACACAGCAACACAACAACAGAGGGCACACTATATTTTAATGAATCCATAAAAGATGTTTTTTATGTAGGTCAAACAGTAACTATTACTGGTAATGGCGCACCACATAACGGATCTAAAGCGATTACTGGTATGAGCGATACATCTATTACTTATGCTGTGACAGGCTCCCCAACAGCACAGCCTCGACATACAGTTACGCCTTTTGGACAAGTTGCAGCCGTGGCAACAGTTGATTACACGACCGACACAGCAATTCAAAACGCAGCTTTAATGATATCTGTTGAAATCTGGCAAGCGCGAACAGCCACCCTTTCTGGCAGTAACGCAGTCGATTTCCAGCCAAGCCCTTATCGAATGAGCGCACAGCTTCTCGCTAAGGTGCGAGGATTGATCGCACACGCACTAGATCCGCGCTCGATGGTGGGCTAATGCCTCCAGTCGCGATAACAACACTCCGTACTACTTTAGCCACTGCGCTGGTAGATAACACTAAATACCAAGTTTTTGCTTTTCCTCCTGCAACAGTGCTGGCTAATTCTGTGATCGTATCTCCAGATGATCCTTACATTATGCCTAACAATAATCAGCACATCACTATTAGCCCGATGGCAAACTTCAAAATTATTATGACAGTGCCATTGTTTGATAATGAGGGAAACCTCAACGGCATAGAAGATACAGTCTGTGGCGTGTTCGCTAAGTTAGCGGCATCATCTCTGGTCTATAATGTAAGCGCAATCAGCGCACCAAGTATTCTCAATGCTGCTTCGGGAGACCTTCTCAGTTGCGAGATGTCAGTATCAATCCTAACGAGTTGGAGTTAATCATGACCGAGTTAGAACAATGGGAAAAAGAGAACGAAGCCTTCCTGATCAAAATCGGTCAGGTTAAGCCAATGGCTGCAAAGCCAGTAACTACTAAGAAAGACGAGGAATAAACCGATGTCAGTTTATCTATCAAATGCTGTGAGTGTAACTGTTAATGCGGTTGACCTCTCATCACTAGTTAGCGCGGTAACAATCAATCGCACATTCGATGAGCTAGAAATTACAAGTATGGGTGACTCTGGTCACAAATTTGTAAAAGGTTTGGAAGCATCATCTGTAACGATTGACTTTTTCAACGATGAAGCAACATCTAAGACTTTACAGACACTTCAGGCAGCATATGGAACATCTGTCACAGTTGTTATCAAGCAGACAAGCGCAGCAACCTCAGCGACGAACCCAAGCTACACAATGTCATGCTTGGTCAATAACCTGACTCCTGTAAATGGCGCAGTTGGAGACATTTCAACTCAGTCAGTGACATGGACTGTCAATGGCACAATCGCAGTAGCAACATCATAAACAACTAACTAAGGGGCTAATCATGGCAAGACTAAAGATCGTTCGTACAGATGGAAGCGTATTAGAAGGCGAGATCACTCCAGCAGTGGAGTACTCATTCGAGCAGTACGCTAAAAAGGGTTTCCACAAGGCTTTCCGCGATGAGGAAAAGCAGTCGGATGTTTATTGGCTTGCATGGGAAGTCACACGCAGATCAGGTGAATCTGTTAAGCCTTTTGGGATTGACTTCATCGAGACACTTAAATCCGTTTCGGTGGAGGACTCAGACCCTTTAGCTTAAAGCGCGATCTTCCGTTCACCTACCTAATTGCTAGGCTAAGCATTAGGTTAGGGATCGCGCCACAGCAATTATTAGAACTAGATCGCACAATGCTCAATGCATTGTTTGAAGCATTAAAGGATGAGGCAAAGGAGACCAGCGATGCCAGCAAGCGTAAAGGGCGGCGTTGAACTCCGTAAGGCTTTGAAGACCTTCACTCCTGATCTTGCTAAAGCATTACCTAAAGAAGTCGGTGCAGCCTTAAAACCAATTACTAAAGCTGCCAGAGGCTATCTTCCAGATCAAGGCGAAGTCCTAAGCGGATGGTTACCTCGTCAA